GCGTTGCTGGCGTCGGCCTTCGAGACGATGGGGATCAGCGTCGAGCCGCTGCCGTGCGATCCTGAGACGTAGACCGGATCGCCCTTGGCGAGCGTCTCACCTGCGCGGACATGGCCGTAGACATTGCCAGCGAGATTGCCGTGGATGTGATCGGCAGTGAGCGTCCCGCTGACAGTCGCCGTCGCCGTCGTGACGTTGGACAGCGAGAGATTCGCCGTGCCGTCGCTGGTTGTCGCGCTGGTGATGGAGCTTGATCCGCCACCAGCCGGTCCAGCGGGTCCACGCGCTGCGGTGTTGATTTCGGCAATGATCGTCTCGTCCTCAACCACGATGGTCGCCGTGATCGTTTCGACGTTGGTCGTGAGATTTGCGGTGACGCTCATGGTGTTGAGTCGGCTTTGACTTCTAAGGTTCCGACCATGTAATCTTGGATGCTCGCGGGCGATGCGCTGGATGTTGTCTCAATCGCCCACGAATGGACTCCAGCGGCGAGGGTGAGGCGGGAGATTGGATTGACGTAAAACTGCCACGCGTTGGCGTCGGTGATGGTGATTTGTGACGCTGCGCTGGTCAGTGTGAGCGACTCGACGCCAGCCAGCTTGAATGTCATCTTCACGGACGCGAGGTTGTCATCAAACGTGGTGCCGTCAGATGACAGGGACGCGGTCAGACCGTCCCATGTCTTGTCCGTCTTGGCTTCCGGCAGGGTGAAGAATGCGGGTGTCATTAGGCGTAAAATATGGTGACGATTGCTCTCGCGTAACCGATTACTGCCGTAAACGTAATTGAAGAAGCGATGCCGTTAATTGTGCCGGTCCCTGCCTTAACGACCAACTCGCTAGGACGCAGCGTGTCGGCGTAACCGCCGCTTGCGGACTCCACTAAAAAAGGGTTGGAACTACTGGAGCCAGAACACTGAATTTGCATCCCGTAGAATGCGGTAGGAGTTGGCAAATCAACTCCCTCAAAATCTTCCCCTGCTAAAGTTGTGCCGCTTATCCGCTGGCACTTTGATGGGTTGACTCCTGAAGTCGTGTTGGCACTGGTTGCCGCTGCTGTGATCCCCGTGCAAGTGCCATTGGCAAGGCTGATGTTCAGGGTCGAGTCGTTGTAGCGATCGAGAATACGCGTCAACGTGATTGCCGTTGTTGATCCGCCGACCGTGTAGAGCGAAGTAATGGCCGAAACGGCACCAAGGGCGGTTCGCACTTTTTGCGCCCATGCCGATGCGGTGTCAGCATTGAGAACCGCAACCGATACGGTCAGCGGGCTTCCAACGATGTCGTCACCGGTGACTACGACGGTCGCGTTTCCGCTCGCCGTGATCGTCCCCGCAGCGGTCGCGGTTTCGACCTGATTGACGCCCGCGCCGGTTAAGGTTGGGATAAACGTTGCAAGGTTGACTTCAACGATTCCGCCCGTGTCGAGTTCAACAGCAAAAACAATGGCGTTCGTCACGTCCGCCAGCGTCGTCACCGTCTGACCCTGCCCGATACTCAGCGTGCCGGTCGTCCCCTCGCTTGTAGGCTCTGCGTTAGCCTGCAATCCGGTGTAGGCTCTGGCGGAATTTGCGGTGATTGCCATGGCGTTTTACTATTGTAATCGGGTTGCGTTTGCAAGGATGGATTCCCGCCTTTGCTTTTGGGTGGTGTCAAAATCAGTCTCTGGCCCGCACGATCACCTTGGCGACCGTGTTTACCGCTGCGCTGGTGATTACGAGGTTTGCGAGTAGGTCGGTTCGCCCTGGCACGCTCCAAGTCTGGAATCCGTTTGAGACGCTCACCGTGTCCTTGACGATGGTCGAGATGGCTGCGGTGACGCTTCCGCTGGTGCAGGTCACTTGGACGCCGTGGATTGCGGAGCAGGTCGGGATGGCGTCGCCTAAAGCGTCCACGCCGTCGCCGGTGATGACGACTTTGTTGATGCCGCCGGTTAAGGTGCCGCTCCCGCTTACTGAGGTGTTGGTCGCAGCTTCCGTGAGCGTGATTGCGTTCCCGTAGGTGCCAGTATTGGCGGCTGAAATCGTGACGACGCCAGCAACCGAAACGGCGTTAACAGCCGGATCGTTTAGCTCAATCTTGCTGGCTGCGTTGCTCGCCGTTGCGGTTACGTTAGCGCCAATGGTGATCTGGGTTGCGGTCGATGCCGACGCTTTGAAGGTGTAGGTGATGGCGTTGACGGTGATCGTTTCGTCCGCAACAGGCGCAGCGGTGAATGTGATTGTCCCGGTTGCTTGGACTCCCGCCACATCGCCAGTCGCGGTCCCGTTGTCGAGGTTGATTGTCGCCGCGTCACCGCTGCCGTCGAATGCGATGTCGATTGTGTAAGCCACATCGGCAAGCGGCATTGATGCGCGTGTTTGGTTCCCGACCGTGCCGGTGAATCCGGTAGTCGCGTCGGTTTCGGTGGCCACAAGGCCGTAGATTGATGCGTGGTTTCTGGAAGCCATAAGTTTATGGGGTTAGCTCGAAAAGGTCTTGGGTAATTAGGTCGGGCGGGGCGTCTCCGGGGTCAATGTTCCCGACATAGATGCCATTGCGCCAGTAAAGCACTTGCTTCAAGACTGGATACCAGACCAGCGCAAGCCCCGCGATGAGGTTGGATACGTCGAGGTAGTAAATGGCGAGGTTAAGGTTTTTCCCCGTCAATGAAGTCGGGATGATTCCCGTAATCAACCCGTCATCGTAATTGATCTGCCCGCCGAATGGGTCAAAGTATGTTCCACTTTCGCTGTTTCCGGTGATTTCAATATACCCTCGCTTTTCTCCGTCTGCGAGTTCGCCTGATTCCTTTTCTTCGACTTTGATTTGAGCGCCTGTTTGCCGCTCTGAAATGGTTCGCCACCGGATGAAGTCGCCCGGTTCTTCTGCTGGAATGGCGGGCGTGCCAGGTGTCACCACGGTTCCTCCCGCATCAGTCACAGGCGGAACTGCTGGAACCGCAGCGGCCAGCGGCTCGATGATCGCGACTCCCGGTGTCTGCTGCTGCAAGACCGCCCGCACGTCGTGCTTGTCGAGCGCCACATCGTAACCCTTGTAAACCTCTTGCCGGCCAGCCTCGCTTTCTTCACCAAGGTTGAGGATCTCGATAAGCTGGTTAGGCATCTCGCGGTTGCCGGTTATCCGCCTTTCAGGGATCGGTCGCGGCGGGTCGCTTTCGTCGGCCTTGGTCTTGAGGATCAGGAAAAAGTAGTCGCCTTCTTCCTCGTCGCTTTCGGGTGACAAGCGGATGTGGTGGATGGACTCCTGCGCTTCGTCGAATGCTTCAACCGTCACCTCGCCGTCTTTCGGGAAGCCGTCAGAGTCGGTCTTAACGCGCAGGTAAACCCATGACTCGTTTGCGGGAAGCGGGAGCTTGGGAATCTCCGTTGGCGGGTCAGTTTGCGGCACGGGCGGTTCCATCGAAACGCCCGCGATAGTCGGGACGATCCATCCGGTGGTTCCTAGGTCGGAAGCTTGCGCTGCGGGCGTGTTGCTCTGGTAGCTCAGATAGCCGAGCGTGACGCCGACTTGATACTCGGCGGGGTCGCTTTGAGGGACTTGGGAAATGGTCGCCCAGAATGGCGGCTTGCTTCCTCCCGCCGGCCCCCGCCCGACATTGGCCGTCGGCATCCGCGCTTCAAGCTGCCGGATCGCCGTGCGCGTCTCGTTAGCCCACGCCGCGAAGGTCGGATCGCTCGACTTGATGGCGAACGGAATCTTAACCGGGTTGGATCCTTTGCGGATTGGCGTCATGGTTCTTCGTAAAGGAAAGTATCATGCCCGCCCTTTTCGGAGAGCGTCCACTCAAGATCGGTCGTGAACATCTCGCCGTTCTGCTCTTGGAACGCGCTGGTAAGCATCCAGTCCCGCGTTCCTGCTGCTTCTGGCGGGCTGCCTCGTGGCGTTGAGATGTTGCCAAGCTTGTTGAGCTGCGCGTTCGTCAAGCCATCGGTTCCTTGCGCGGATTCGGTCCAGGTGATGACCGGGCGCGAGTAGGTGGTTTCGCCGCGTGCAATGCGTAGCGCGAACTCCTTGGCGTCGTCGGCACTCATTACAATTTCCTCGCCGTCGCTGTTTTTGATGGCGTTAAAAACCTCGTCTTCGATACTGTAAGCTCCGACCTTAAATGTAGGAAGGTCATACTCGGCTTGCCCGCGAATAAGTAAACCTAGCCCGGCTTTTTCAATGTCAGAAAGCGCGGTCCATTTCGGGTGCATCGACAGCGGCGCATCCTGAAGCTGCCCGCTCAATCTGTATGTTGGGTCGGGAGCTTCGCCGCCTTCGCCGTAGGATGCTCCTTGCGCCCCGGAGAGTGTCACTGAGACAATCGTGATGTCGCCTTCTTCGCTGACAACTTCAGCCTCGACGACTTTGAGGAATGACCACGAAAAGGAAAGGTCCGGGTCGAGCGATGTGATAGGGGTTCCCTTGGTGAATCGCCCCGTGACTCCGCTTCCGCCCCACGCCGTGCGCAAGACGGCAAACGAGTGTCGCCCGATGTAGCCGCCGTTCTCTTGCCGCGTTGCCGTGAATCCCGGCTGCGGGAGAACGTCGGATGATCTGATGCCTCGGATTGTGCTCATCGTGATGTTGGACGTAGTCCGTTAGCTGCGAATGCTTTGCGAAGTTCTGCGGGTAGGGTTACTCCTTGACGGACTAGTTCTTCAGTAAGCATTTCTTGACGCTTGAGTGTTTCCGCCCATGTCGGAGTTAAATTGGCACTTTGAACTCTGCCCAAGGCTGAACTCATTCCTCCACTTTGAAGCTCTCCTTGTAATGTTTCTGCCATTCCCGGCCTTGGCCCCATTGCGCTGCCAATCATAGCATTGATTGCCTTGCCCGCACCTTTGATGCTTGGGTCGTTTATTAAGTGGCCTCCAAGTCCAACGTATCCGCCAATGCCATCTCTAAGGAGTGATGTCGCGCCAACCTTAATGGTTGTCCGCATTCCGGCCATAATCGCCTCCCCGATTACCTCACCTACCGCCGAAAGCATTTGATAGTCTCCATCGACCGCTTGCTTGATTGCGGTTCCTAGCATTTGGCCAAATTGCGCAAATTTAGCCTCAAGCTGCGGGAGGAATGAATTGGTGGCATCCAGAGCGGCTTTTAGCCCGTCGTTGAATCCCGTGCCGAATGCAACTTTAAGGTTATCAACGGCGTCCTTCATGTTCGACACCTTGCCTTCCGTCGTGGTCGAAAGCCGCTCCATCGCGCCCGCCGTTTTGGAGAAGACCCCTTGCAAAAGCGTCATGGCTTGCGTCTGCGTCAAGATCGGCTTTTCGCCTTTCTTTTGCGCCGCTGCCAAAGCTTCAAACTGAATCTTCACCTTGCCGGTCATCAACCCCAACTCTTGCAGCCGGCCAATGGATTCGCCCGCGCTCGTTCCGCTGGTAATCGCGTTAAAGAGTCTGCCGAAATGCAATCCGACTTCTTGAATCGGTTGGCCTGCAATCGCTGCCGCATCTCCAACCATGCGAAGCCCTGCGCCGGTCGCGAGCAGGTCACCGCCGAGAGTTTGGAGAAGCTTGGAAGTCTCGGAAAGGTTAGCTACCTCAAACGGAGTGGACGCGGCAAATCGTTTGATTTCCTCCATCCGGTCCTTGGCTTTCGCCGCGCTTCCAAGGAGCGTCTCAAATTGCATCGTCAGCGACTCGATGCCTGCGGCCTTGCCGGATGCGTCCTTGATGAATGCCAGTCCCGCCCCGAGCGCAACCGCGCCCGCCGCCGCCACCGAAAGAGCCGCGCCAAACGCAAGGTTGGAAGTCGCAAGCTTGCCCATCACTCCACTTAGACCGCTCGCCTGGACTTCGACGCCAGCGATGGTCTTCTTGAAGTGGCTGGCATCAGCGCGAATACGTACCGTTAAAGCCACAATATTAGTTTGTTACGCTTAGCAAGGTTTTCGCTAGCTGTGATTACTTGGAGATTCCACGGAACGTGCAAACCGCACACGAATTCATTCCGCAACGGATGGATGTGATCGACGTGATGGATGACGCCGGTTTCTTCCGCCAAGCGTTGAGCCTCGCGATAAAAATCCCGGATCTTGATCCTATCTTCTTTGGTAAGCCATTTCGGCATTGCTTGCCGTCTGCACTCGCGACGCATGGACGATGCCTCCGTGAAAATATGCCGATTCGCCCTATAGTATGCGCGGGTGGTTGGCTTGATTGCCTCTTTGTTTTTGTCCCACCATTCCCTGCACTTGGCGTTGTGGTGTTCTTTATTCTCGGAATACCACGCCGACAAAATTGCTTTGATCTTCTCGGGGTTTGCCGCTCGGTATTCAGCATTCCTGGCAAGAATCCGCTCCTTGTTCGCTTCGTAGTATGCCTTGTATTCCTCCGGGTTTTCCTCCCGCCGCTTCTTGTTGCGGGCGCGATTCTTTTCCCGGTTGTTTTCCGCGTAGGTCCGCTTTGAAAGCGCGACTCGCTCGGCGTTTTCCTTTCGGTAACGCTCATGCCGATCCTTGTATTGGATTATGGCCTCCATTACTCTTGATTGGTGTCAAAGATTGCTCTCGCCCGGTCTAGCAAACTGCCGACCGGCCCGTCCTGCTTGCCGCCGCTCTTAATCGTCCGCAATCCTTTCCGGTAGAGCAGCGCGTGGAATAGTTCGGCTTTTTGGTCGGGCGGTAAATCCATGATGTATTGTATGCCCCATCCGTATTCACTGGCGAAAAGGTCGACCTCGAAAGCGTCGTCTTCCGGCGGGTCGCCACGGTCTAGGGCTTTCCCGGCGAGTCATCGACTGTCACTTGTGCCGCCTCGGTTCGCTGGTTCACGGCTCCGATGTATTCCGCAACGGCGGTGAGGTCGTCGGAAGAAAGCTCCATGTCGGCAATTCCGACTTCGCGGTTGAATCGTGCTTCGTCATTCACGGCATCGAAGGCATCGGCGGGAGACAGGCTGTAGATCGCTGCAAAGGCCACGACGAAAGCGCCCGCCTTTTCGTTCTCGTCTTCCACGTTGGCGATCTGCGAAAGGATGCGCCCGACTCCGCGCCCGAATGGCCGAAGCTTGGTCTGTTTGCCGCGAATCGTGATTGTCGGTGGTTCCGTTTGGAATGAGGTCATCTTGTTATTTTCGGTAGAGTAGCCGGTCAAGTTGGTTGATTTGGTCCTTGCTCATGTCCGCTCCGACGTATGCGGTTCTTCCTCGATGCTGGACGGCTGCAAACTGCGGGCCACGATCCTTGATGAAATCCACCATCACGCGGTGATTGTCGAAGGCGCACCAAAGGTAGGAGATCAGGGCATCCGGTAAACGCCTCTCAAGCTCGCCAGGCGGAAGCGTCCACAACGCAAAGTCTGCCGCTGCCGATTGCGAGAAGCGGAACTTGTATCCGCTCGTCCCGTAGGCGACTCCGATGATCGGGTGGCCAAGTTGCTCCATCGCTGCCGCCGTTTGCGTGTGGTGCGTTTCGATGAACGGAACCGAAGGAGCGAACAGGTGGATGGTTCCTTGCTGGATGTCGCGGACAAGTTCGGCGTATCGGACAAATGCCGCCTTCATGCGGACAATCGGGCAATCTGGATTCGCTTTCGCGTATTCCTGATCGTCCCAGACTTTGAGCATTTCCAAAGACGACTCGCCGCGTGCGTTCTTTTCGGCAAGGTGCCACGTCACCTTTGTTCCCGTAATGCCGTCGCCACTGATTGTCGTCAGCGTCCGCGAAACATCAAGCGGGACATCGTAGGCGATCAGCGCGGCGGCTGCTCGGGTGTTGGTAGTGGCACCACCCTCCCCGGTGATGCCAAAAAATCTTGGTAGTGCCATCTCGTTAAGTTGCCGTTAGGCTAGGATCGTCGGGCTGTATTTGTATTTTACGGAGATGCGCCGGTAGTCCTCGGAAGTGCTGGAACGAGTCAGTCCGGTCACGACGTAGGTTCCGCCAGTCACTGCGCCAATCAGGTGATCGGCGGGAGCAGTCGCCAAGGTCAAGGCGCTGGCGAGAGTCCCAGAGAAGGCGGAAGTGGACGGAATGTAACCGTCGAGCGTACCTTCGATGCGCTCGTTGTAATACGACTCGCCGGTGTCGTCGCCAGAGATGTTTTTGACGGTCTTTGAATCCTGCGAGTAATCGTCAGAAACGGAGTCGAGAAGGAATCCGGTCTGCTGCGCAGCGATGCCGAAAAGGCCGGTGGTGGTGCCAAAGGACGTAGCCATTTGAAATGGCCGCCATGTCAAATTCAGCTTGTGCGCTGTATCCAAGCTTCAGCCGTGAACACCGCTTCAAAGGTCGTCTCTTCCCATCGCGTGCTTCCGCCGTCCATCTGGAAGAAGTCGCATTGCACGCCTAGATTGGTCCCGCTGATGAGGCTCGCGACGTTGGTTGTCCCGTTGATATTGCGCTCGATGGTGTCGGCCCATGACTTAAGCGTTGCGCGTGTTTCGCCGTCGCCGGAATGCGCCCGCAAGGTGATCTCGACCGGGCATTTCATGACGCCAGGCAGTGCCAGCGAATGCCGCTCAGGTTCGCCTACGTCAACCGCGATGGTTGGAAGGTCGATGTCAGCGATGGCGCGGGCGTCTACGACGGTGATCGAAGCGTCGGGCTTAACCGGTTCAAGTAGTGCAATCAGCGCGTTGGTCAGTTTGTCGGTGGTCATATCGTTCGCTTGGTTCCGTCGAGAATGTGTCGCATCCGTTTGGTGCCGTTCTTCCTGCCTTGTTCGATTGCTTTTTCAACCTGCGATCCTTTGTGGATCTTTTGGATGTAATCAACGAGGTTTGTCACCGCTACGATCGTGCTCATGCCGTCGCGCTTCGTGTCTGATTCGCCAAGCTTGGATTTTACATCCTCTTTCACCCATTTCGCAACGCCGGAAAGAAGGCTGGCTGGCTTCCCTTTTTTGTTGGACTGCAAAGCCTTGATCTTTTGCGCTGCGGCAAGGTATGCCGCCTTGGCGATACCTGCCCGCTTTACGACTTTCCGCTTGTAAATTTCCTTTTGCGCGACGGTGATGTTTTCGTTTGTCACCGGCTTTCCGCGAAACTTTCTCATGCGGACAACGCCTCCAGAATTGCGGGCTGCTTTGTGCGCGGACTCTATCGACGACGACGGGAAAACCCCGCGCCTTGCTCCCTGCCACGCGTAGTCCACCTGCTTACCGATGCTCTCCATGAACTTCTTGCCCACGGCGGAGCTTAACCCAAAAGGCGGGACGGTATAAGCGAGGCGGCGGCAAGTCGATTGCGCCATTTCGATCACGCCGTCTTCGATGGAAACACCCATCTTTTTCTCGTATTCACGAAGCGCCCGCTTGAACTCGCGCACGCTCGCCTTGTCCATGGATGCCGTGATCATTTGCTTTCGTTCGGGTCGCAAAGGTCAAAGCGGATCGCCACGTTGCCAACGCGCACGGCATAAACGCGGAATGCCACACCGCCGACCGTGCATCGCTTGCCCTTGAGCGCGGCGGGATTGGTAACGTCGCCAGGCTGCGCGGTTGCCATCGCCTGAAGCTCGGGTTCCAGTCCGCCTAGCCCGCCGTCTGAGTCGCTGCTGTAGTCGTCCCAGACCACGGCGAACGTCTGCCCGTCGCAGACCATGGTCTTCGTCCCAAACATGGAATCAACCTCGTCGGCAGAGACGTTTAGGAAGTCGTCGATGATGCTCATTTACTCTTCCGCCGTGTCGCATTTGTCGTCCCCACAAAACACGCTCGGGCGAATAGCCTTGCGCCCCGAAAGCTCGCTTCCTTGGTGCGCTAGGTATCCATATGGGTCTTCTATCCGTCGAAGCTGCTTCATGATTTCGCGCTTTTTTTCCAGCCATTCGTTCGGCTTTTCCGCGCGTAGGCGCCGCGCTTCAGTAATCAATTCTTGCGTGTTCATTTCGTTTCAGGTGCCGCTGTAGTCGCGGCGTCGTGACGGTAGGTGTGCAAGACCTTGTCGATGTGGTGCCCGGTCCTGATGCGCTTGCGGGCTTGATGGCACCAGACGAGGTCTTCTTTGTAATTCGACTCACCAAAAAGGCATCCAGCGACAACTTCCCGCTTCCACGCGCAAACATGCCACGGTGCGCGGAGGGTGGTTCCGTTGTCGTTGAACTGCTCTTCGGGGTTATTGATGCCAAAAACGATCTCGCTTTTCCTGCCGTTGTAGATCGCTTGCTGTTTGAACGTAATTACGTCCGCGTTGCTTTCCGCTGCCTCCAGCAATCGCGCAACGTAGTCGCCGGAAACGTCGTCGTCATCGTCGCAAAACGCGATGTATTTACCGCGTGCGATGTCAACGAGCGCCTGCCGCTTTGCTCCAATACTGCGGGCGCGGTTGTCGAAAAGCACAAGATGCTCAACTGGGCTGTTTCCAATTTGCTCGGAAATGGCGGCGGCTAAGAACTTCGCGCTGTCCCGGTTCCAAATTGCGGGCGTTAGGATCGATAGGGTTGGATTCATGTTTTTTGAATATCTTGTCGTAGTTACTGCGGAACTTGTCGCCATTAACGGGGCGCAAGTCGTCTCCTTTTCCAGCTTGGTTGCTCATAGCTTTTTGATCCAGCATCGGCCAACCGGTGTCACTTCGTAACCGTTTGCCGACGCGTGTTCATTGACTGCTTTTTCGACTTCGTGCCACGGGTAATCGTGGCCGGCAAAGATTCCGCCTTCCTTGAGCTTTGGCCACCATGCGGCGAGATCCTTAACAACGGAATCGTAATCATGGGCCGCGTCGATGAAAATGAAATCCATGCTGCCGTCTTCAAACTGCGATGCGGATTCCGCACTGTCGCCAACCGTCACCTTGATCATGCCTGCCACTTTTGCGGCTTCGATGTTTTCGGTGAACTTGCCGAGGATGCTTCCGCCGTGTTCATCGACGATTTGCAAATGGCTAGGCTGATTCTGCTCGCCCTTCCATGTATCAACGCAATTCACGGTTGCCGCTTTGCCGAGGTCTTGCAGCCGCTGGCAGAGGTGAACGATTGACTGCCCTTGCCAGCTTCCGATTTCGACGATCTCCGCGCCTTCAGGGATCGCTTGCGCGACGTAAGAGTAAAAGTCCCGGTAGTCGCACCATCCGTCAACGTCCGTTGATACTTTGATGCCCTCGTTGAGCCTGCGCATGATGCCTTCGCCGGATCGGTAATAAAACGGAGAGTTGCTGCGTGCGTAGGTGTCGTCCATTTCCGCCTTGCCGAATGCCGGGTGGACATGCTCAAACGTGATGCGGTCGCGTGCGTCGATCACAACGCCATCCGCGAAGGCTTGGCGCGAAAACCAGTTATCCGAGAACATCGAAAAGAACTCGGGGTGGAACAAATGCTTTTGCTGGTTGAGTCGCGCCCGCGTTAAAATCGCCATGCAAAGCAAGTCGTCTTTCCTGTGCCCGTCTGAAACTGCGAGGACGGCGGGTTTAGAAGCGTCGCCAATCGCGTTAATGATTGCGGCATCCCATCCTTGGAACGGCAACCAATCGTCCGAGAGCTGGACGAGAATTTGACCGCTGGATTTAGACGCCGCGACGTTCCACGCATCGACCGGCCCGCCGTTTCCGCGAACGATCACGCTCCGGGTATTTGCGAGCAAGAACGATGACGGGTCGGTCGCGTCGATTGCGAAGATATGCTCGATTGCGTCTGGATTCACTGCTGCTCGCAACCACTCCATCCGCGTTCTCCACGCCATTGCGGGGCGGCCTCGCGTCGCGTGAATCAGGCTGATCTTCGCGCCGTTTTTAACGAAATGGTTTGTCTCCAACGCGTCCGCTTCCTCCCGCCTGTCATTGGCCCGCAGCGCCATCCCACGGAGTCCGATGCCAAGTTGGCCGTAGTAGGCGCGGCGAAGGTTCCAAGGCGCATCCTGCGGGACGCTGAGCGCCATCATCGCGTCAGTCCATCCAAGCGAGGATTCCGGGGCGTCAGGGATGTTTGCGAGCGCCAGTTCGCCGTATGCCTCGCGCCTGGTTGGATCAACCGCGAGAGCCTGAAGAAGCATCGACTTCTTCATTTCGGAATTGTCCGCAAGTCGAGCAAGCTGAAAAAACGCCTCGTATCGCTCGTTCTTGCCGACGCCTTCAAGTCCGATAAACTCAATCGCCTTCGGGATGGCTTCGTCGTTGCGGTCGAGCGCGATCAGCGATTGGAAAACGTGGAACCGTTGCGAAATGGTCCGCTTGTCCTCGGAAATGCTTTCGAGGATTCGCAGGTTCCGTTCGTCACGGCTCGCGCTTCGCTTGTCGCTCGCGTGGACAATCTCCGCGCCGTCGAATTTGATTTGCTTGGATTCGGGATCGAACTCCAGGCACTCGTGGATTGGGTGCGTCCATCGCGCTTTCCCTTTCCTCCAAAGTCTTTCCCGCCAGTTAATCACGCCGTCTTCAGGAATAACGTAGCGCATCAGCACTCCGTCGATGTCGCTTCCTTCCAAGTCGTCAACAAGTCGGCGGATTTGCGCTACGGATTCCGGCGTGATGATGTCGTCCGTATCCGCCCACATGAGCCAGTCGCCGGTTGCTTGGTCGCACGCATGATTACGGGCGGCCGCAAAATCTTCAACGTGAGGCCAATCTTGGCTCAGGTTGTAGTGCTTATGAATAACGCACCCTTTTGATTTTGCGATTTCAAGAGTGCCATCCGGGTCTTGATTCCCGATTGCTCGCACCACAATCACCTCATCCGCGACTCCTTGGAAATGGTCAAGAAAGCGCCCGATATGCTGCTCCACGTTGCCCGCGATTACGCAAAGGCTAATCTTGTTTCTCATGTTCGGCGCAAGACTTGCCGATGCGCCTCCCTTTTTCAAGCGAAAACCCCGACCGCGTTAGCAGCCGGGGTTCACGATGACAACACTAGCAACCCAAGAAAACTTACGGCTTGGTTCCGTGGACAAGACCCAAGGTCAAGCCGGTCGCGGTTCCGTAGAGGCACTCAAAAGCGCCATACATGATCCCGGTGGCCTGATCGTAGGACCGGCGATAACCCATCACGATGCCGGAAGGATCGACGGCCATCTCGGTAGCCAGGTATTCACCAGCGGCAAGGGGGGCGAGATAGCGCATCGCAACACTGATTGCGTCGGAGTGAGCGGCGAAGGCAACCAGCGAGGTCGCAGCGGTCGGCAGGATGTTGGTTTCGTAGGTGTCGAAACCGATCAAGCGTCCGAGCGTGCCTTGGCGGGCCGCGTTGCTGTCGCCGATCTGATATGCGTTTAGCACGTTTGCGGTTCCAAGCATCGTTCCGCCGACAACGGTGTTGTGGATGAACGAGCAAACGCCGGGGTCAACGTCCACGTTGCGACCGGCAAGGACCGTGCGCATGGAGATCAACGAGGCGAGCGTGTAGTTCGCCTCAAGCGTGGTGATCGTGGCGGCTCCGAAATTGGTGGTAGTGATCAGCTTCCAGATGTTCTGAAGCACCTTGTCACCGAGAGCGCGGCCAGCCTGAGCGGCAAGTTCGTCAAAGCGGGCGGCAGAGCTGTTGGCGGTCTGCAAGTCCGAGATGTCGAAGTTGACGATGTTGTGCTGGTTAAGCGAAAGGGTGTTGTGCGTCACCGCGCCGCCTGCCGTCTGATAGTTGGCGGTCGTTGCGTTGAACGTGGTGGCAGTCGCAGCCGAGATGAACGGCACGATGATGGTGTCACCGACTTTCCCGGCCTCGCTGTTGAGGTTGCGGGAGAAAGCGCGGAGAGGGGCAAGCTTGGCGGTGAAAGCCTTGAGTGCTTCCTGCGCGAAGATGGTGTCGTTGAATGCGAGAGTGGACATGGGATTAGGTCAGTTTTTGATTGGTTAGAGAGTCATTTCCTTTCGGATCACCTTCTGATTGGCCGCGTAAAATGCGGATCGTTCGGCACCCGAAAGGGAATTGAAGATGTCGAGATTCGGGGTCTTGCTCGTTTCGGCAGTGCTGGAATTTCCAGTGTCCGTAAGCGGGTCAGGAAGACCAATCGAAGCGGCAAGTTGCGCAGCTTCGTTGCCGATCTTTTCAGCAGTGATTTGCGCAGCGGCTTCCAGATCAGGAACGCGGGCGGCGATAGCCTCAAGCTCGGTGACGCGGGCGTTTGCGGTCGCCAGGCTATTGCGAAGTTCGGCAGTGGCGGTGGCGGCTTCTTGCAAAGCGGCCTCGGCAACGCTGACCTTGTTGGAGAGTTCGGCAACTTCGATTTCGCGGTTGGAAACCTCGGCTTTCAAGGTGTCGATTTCCGCCAATGCTTCGGCGCTGGCGGGAGAAGTGAGACGGTCGAGAATATTCATGCTCTTGCCCTTCTTTGCCGTGTCAAATTTACCGTCGATGATTTCGTCGATGAAGTTCTTGGACTTTGCCTCATCGGCTCCCATCCATGTCTCTTTTTTCATCATGTCGCGGATTTCTTCAGAGTCTCCGCCGGTCTTGCTTGCGTAGATGTCGGCAATCTCGCCGCTGATCTCGTCGAGTAGCTTTGCAGCCCGCGCCATGTCCTCGGCGTTGCCAGCCACGACGTTGGACGCTTCATGGATCATCATGCGCCCGCCTTTGACCATGCGGATCTTGTCCGCGCCCATCGCGATCACGGATGCCATACTTGCGGCCAGGCTGTTGATCGTAGCGGTGACAAAAACCCCGCGCCCGCGAAGCTCAAGAAGTGCGTGGTAGAGCTTGTATCCGTCCAGCACGCTTCCGCCGGGACTGTGAATCTCCAGATCCAGCGTATCGGCGGCATTTTCGATGCAGTTGGTGATCTCGCCGAAGTCTGCACCGTTTGCCGCTGCCTTCGCGCCGAATACCAGTCCGATCTCGTCGATCAGCCGGGTCATTGAGTCGGGATTCACGGACTCGTTCAAGCGGACCTTGCCCGCCTTGTTTTCAATCGTCAGAATTTCCATCGTCTTCAGTGGTTGGTTTTTTGCCGGATGCTTCCATTTGATCCGCGCTTTGTTCGTTAGGTGTAAGCATGGACATCTCGCGGTCCTCGATTTCGACGCCGTCGATGCTCCATTTTTCCGCCGCCTTCTTGCGTAGGTAGATTTCGCGGGCGCGGGCGTCGTAATGCTCTTCAAGGGTCTTGCCGTAGTCGCCAAGGATGTCCTCATGGTTAACGTATCCGGCCCGCCATCCCTCGATCTGCTCTTTGCTCATCCGGCCATCGTCGATGGTCAACTTGCGAGGCATCGTGAAGCTCCACTTATACCATTCCGGCGACTGCGGCAGGACTCCGAGCTTTTGAGCTTTGGCAACCGCCCATGAAACAATCGCGAGAGCGGGACGCATGAGTAGCGATTGCCGGTCCTCGATTGCGCGTTGAGCTTTCGCGATCTCGTGGCGCTCCGCCGTGCCTTGCCCGCTGGCTTTCCATACCATTGCGTAGGGCCAGTTCACGCCGGCCAATGCGCCACGGATGATCCGGTCTTGGAAGTTCTCCCACGCCTCGCCGGGTCGCGGATTGTGGAACGTCTCCAGCTTGCTCCCGCTGTTTGCGCGGTAGTAGGTGTTCATGGGTCCGTTGATGTTCTCAACTTGGACGCCTGGGTTTTGCCCTCCGCTGCTAACCGCTCCCGTCAGCGCGAATGCCGGATCTCCGGTGTCGGGCGCGCCGGTTTCGTTCCACTCGATGAATACGCGACCCGAAAGCATCGCCTGCGCCATCGTTTCGAGGTCGTGCGATTGCATCGCGTCCCGAAGCATGTTGAGCGACGGAGTAAACGCCGGAAGTCCGCGCCCTTGCTCTTGCCACGATGGATCGTAAACGTGGATGGCATCACGGAAGGAAACCCATTGAATGAGGTTTAAATCCTCGTCGAGATAGGCAAAGGCAATTGGAGTCCCGACGCGGTTGTAAACGATTCCATCTGTCAGTCGCGCATTCCGGTATGGACCCTCTTTAATCGGCCCGTCTTGGATCTTGTTTGGCGATCCGACGCGATGGCAGGGAATGTGCTGGATTCGGGGGAATCCTTCCTTGGTTTCGGTCAGAACGATGAACGCTTCGCCGTCGCGGTCGATGGCATCGGAGAGTAAATAAAGCTCCGTCTTGAAGTCAAAAACCGGCCCGCGAAGGTCGCAGAGAGGGTAGAAAATCTCCGTCAACCACGCGGTCGCAGCGTCTCCAAAAGCTTTGTCTTCGCCTGTAAACTTAGGTGCCCACGCTTTGCCGATGGAATACATCGACTTTTGTTCGACCGCGCCGGAAAGGATCGGCTGATTCAAATAAAGGCGACGAGACGCGGAAACCAGCGTTTGACGGTCGATTGACGGGACAAGCTTGCCGATGTCCTGGAGCTTGACCGGTTCCCATGGTCGCATTCCGGTGTGGCGAGCCGCGCCGCGTGCGACGACGTGGCCGTATTGGTTCGCAAACGGACTGCCGTATTGGTCGAGGATGGCCATAAATTAGTATCGCGGGAAGGTTCGATTGCTCGGTCGCGTGTTCGCTGAAATCCCGTTGAGCGCCATCCGCATCGCCGTGATTCGGTGCTGTTCCGGCAGTCCGACGGTCTTCTGCATCGAAACGTTGTTCTTGCTCGCGCTCGTCACGTTGTCGGTCCCGCCCTTTGTCAAAAGACCCGACGAAACTGCCGACGAAAGCGCGGTTTCGATCTCCGCAATCCGAAGAGCGTCCCCCCGCGCGTAGTCGTAAAGGTCTTGTGCTGCCTGTAACGCGCTTCCAGCCATTACTTGGCGGGCGTGTCAATTTTGACAGGTCACTTCACCTCTTCCATCGCGACAAGAACCTTGAAGATGCACGCGGCGACGACGCCAATCACCTCGACGTCCCACAAGTGATTCGGTGCGTGCTGTTTTACAAGCTCCCAGCGCCACAAGCCCGGTTTCACCTCGCGCTTTTGCTCGTTCTGCATCTGGCTGTGGTAGTTTTTCGAGGCATCAACAGGCACTCCGAAGCTGCCGCTTCCCATCAACGCCGTGAGTCGATCTTTCGCCAGCAGGTTGGAAAACGGAATGATCTGGTAAGCCTGACCAGCGGACGAAATGCAGTTGATGTAGTCCCCGAAGATCCGGCGATATTTCTTTTCACCGTAACGCTTGATGTAGCCGTCAACGTCGGCGCCCTTTGTAAGGTTCCACGGCTTCGGGTCGTTGGGCGTCGCGGATCGCATCGCCTCGTTGGCGACTTCCTCCTGCTGGTATCCGCAGTCCACGAAAACGCATCGGTTCTCGACGCCGAAACGCTCTTGCAGGTATCGCACGTTGTCCCATGTCTCGACGCGTCCCTCCCAAAGTAGCCGCGATTGCCCGCCAATCTTCCAAGCGCGGATCCCGACCCATCGGTGGCCCTTCTGGTTGTCCACGGTCATAAACCGGAAGTCCTCCAAGTCCCATTTCGCGCCTTCGTGGAACTCGTTCTTGGAATACGGATCGCCAGTGTCGGTCAACCTGGGTGTATCAGACGGCGGCGACCAGAACGACGCGAAACGCTGCGTGATGATCTGCTCCAGCTTCTCGAGCTGCCCGTTTTTCTTCTCCTCGTTGGCGACGATCCATTCCTTTACGATGTCGCTCCACCGGTAACGCCAGACGGTCATGAACGTAGCCCTCAGCGTCATTCGCTCTGGCATAAACCGCCCTTCGTCCCACACCGGACGGCACTTTGCCCACTGCCGCCGGTTGTATTCCGTATCCTCAAACTCAGTCCCGCAATGTGGGCATTTCAAGCGGACGGTGGCGAAGATGGCGGGCCAATCCAGTTCCTCGTTGCCGTCGCGGATTGTCTCGTATTGGAAATTCTTCCAGTCAAAAACGTGACCGGTTGAGCAGTGCGGGCAAAGATGTTCTAGCTCATGCCACTTGCCGTCCTTCGCGTGCTTATGCCACTCGGTCCCCTCGTTGCCGCCCTGGGACATCAGCAGGTTCTTGCGGTTCCATCGTCCGTGGTGACGCTTCAGCAAGAAGCCGATCATCCCATCATCCCATCGCCAGCACTCGTCGCCAGCGGTGTTGACCATGGACTTCTCTTGCAAGTCGGTCACGTTGGCAGCGCCTGCAAAGAAGTTCATGTGCCGGAAAATCACCGAGTCCTTCTTCCAGTTGGATCGCTCCGGCCCGGTTGGGATGTAGTCGCGGGTCAACGGCGATGTCTGCCACACTTTCCTCATGCGGCTTTCCATCCAATCCTTCACCATGTCCGTCGTCTGCCCGATGACGAGCGTGTCTCCAGGTTCAACGGCGACGATGCGTGTGCACCAGCTTTCAAGTATGGCCGTCTTGCCGAATCCAACGCAGGCAATCAACGCAATCTCCCGCACCTCGGAATCCTCGATCCAGTCGAAGATCGCGCCGTGAGCCGGGACAGCGTCGAGCGAATAACGCGCTCCTTCCGGTGAGTTGGGCAGGTAGACGTTCTCAGATACCCACTCGCGCAAGGGCATCTCAGGCGGCGGGCGAACACCTACCCGGAATCCGTCAAGGTAAGGTGTCGGGCGCATATTGGGAAAGCTCCGTCAGCTTCTCGCGGGCGTATTTGTCGATGGCTTTCTTCACCTCACCAGCTGGCCGGCCAGCTAAGACCGGAGTCAAGTCGCCTGCCATCTTGAGCATCATTCCCTGAAGGACGAGGCCGAGCTTCTGGCCATCTGCGCGCTGCGACTCCTGCGAGACGAACAATCCGCGTTCGACTTCAAGCTCGTGTTCTTTTAGGTCGGCCTCCGCTTTGAGCTTCCGTAATTTGACGCCAGCCAAGTCCTCCGATTCATTCTTCTTCTCTTGGATCTTGGAAGCCCGCGCCATGAGCGCCGTGAGGTCGTAAACGTTTACGCCTTCCTTCTCCCATTCGCGGATTGATCGCGTGGTAACGCCCGCCAGGTCGGCAAGTTCGGCCTGCGTGCGGTTTCCTTTGGTAGGTGCTGCCATGGATTATGGGAAGGACGGTTCAAAAGTTGTCATACAGGAAGCGCGGAATGCGCCCTAAC